CTGTAATAATTGGAGAACCTTTAAATGAAATTTTCATTTTGCTTAGAGGTTCTGAGGGATGATAGTTTTCCGGTGAGATATAGTCACATATCCCCAGTTCTGCATTATCGGTTTCCGGGTTGTACAGATCTTGAGTAATATTAAGAACGAGAAATCCTGTGATTTCATCATTTCTATCATAGCGTTTAGTAACTGCGTCGATCGAAGTAATGCGATAAGTTTTTGGTTCTCCGGCTATGTGCTCTAGCATGAATCGTTTATCTAATTCCAATTCTGACGTTTCTTTATCATATGGAAGCTGGATCTTATACTCTCGAGAAGAAACATCAATCTTTAGCGTTTCATCAATATTCGAATAATATGGTTTACTAGCAGTACACCATCTGGAAATAATTTCTCCAGTTTTTGTATTTTGCCAAGTTAATTCACGATTGCACAATTCAACCTTAGCCTTCACTGTGATATCATCATCATGATCTCTAGATGTAATAAGCCAATGAGATCCGCGAATGAGAGCAATTGATCCTATACGAAAATCTTCTCCAGGCATTGCAAGCAGCGTTTTTTCATTACTGGTACTCGAAGAGATCATGATGACATTCCGTGGAATGTCATCGATTCGGATCTCCTTATAAGCCAAAGAATCTGGGGCATGTCGTAGAACGAAATTTTTTGCATTATTTAATCTGCGTTCTCTCAATGTAGATCCATTAGCTAATAGTCTTTGTTTATATAATTCAATAGCCCTCATAATTCACCTCATTCGGTTAGAGCTTCAATGTCTCCATGCCGATATGAATATAGATTCATCTTGGATGTAAAACGCTTTTCAGTATTGTTAAAAAGTGTAGTCATCTTATCTAATAAATTAGAAGGAGAGAACGTAGTATAATCCTTTGTGTTCAAGGAATTTCTCAATAAATCTGTATTCATGACTTGTGGATATAGCCAATGCATGGTCATCCCTAATGCTAAAATTTCAATTTCTTGAGGGGTCAAATCCACGTTGAATCGAGATAGAACATCATCTCGATCATTCAAATCTTTTAAACAAATCTCAAAATCTGAAATAGAGGATTCTAATAAGTCTACATATAGTTCTTGAAGATGCGCTTTGTTGATTAGCAAAAAGTCATAATCTTTAATATTTTTTAAGAATTTCTTGAACACTGCATCATACTCTGTCATATTTGATCACCTTCTCAATCAAAGAAGATCAATATTTAGAGCTCGTTCTAAAGCTCTAATTTTCTGAACGGAGTCAAGAGCCCCAGATTTATACATGCTGATAGCGCGAACGCGAATAGCACCCTTCGTTTCATCGCTGATAACAGAAATAGTTTTTTCAATATCGGAAGGAGACATCTTGAAGATAGCATCCACGTTGTCATAATCGATTTCAGTTGAATAATATCGAGCAACGTCTAGTTGTTCAAGGACATCTCGATCAGCAACGATCCAGTTCTTTTCAAAGAATGCACGTTGACTATTTCTCATAATCATAAGTTCAGAGTAGGGAATCTCACATGATTCACCAATGCTATTCCAAATATATACGCCACCCTGCGGGAGAATAGATTTGTATAGCAGCATCCCACTCACAGTGCTGCTAACAGAAATCATATCTTCTGGAGCATATTGCTTATGTTCCTGGGTGACAACATCATCTCGCGGCTTCTCGATCGGAGATGTCACCCCCTCTGCCATTTCAGCAGAGGAGATAGACCCATCAGCGAGAACCGAAGAAGTTGCCTTCTTTTTTCTTGTAGTTGTTGCTGCCAAAATACATACTCCTTTATATAAGTGTTTTTATTAAGAGATAGTGAAAACGCCCACCTTGGAAGCCATTACGACACCAATACCGGAGCGCTGCATTACCAGATATTCCTGAGTAAGATCCTGCTTATCATACATGCCAGACAGGTTTACAAAGGTATCGCCTTCAGTAACGCGCTTGATAAAACGATCCCCGCCTGCAAATACATAGAGCTTATCATTTGGAAGCAGGAACTCATTGGAGTTAATCTTGTGTCTCTGATCCATGCGGACAACCGGAGTACCAGCAAATTTGCCATAATAGCCCATGTTGTAAAAATCGCTCTTTGCCTCATCAGATACTGCAATATCAGTAATCTTGCGCAATGCAGCACGAGTGCCAAAAATGGTTGCCTTAGTACCATTTGCTGCTTCAACATGGTCGATAATATCAATCAGCTTGCTAGCATCAAAGCTGCCAGTAACAGAATATGGCTCTTCGATAGCCTTCATTGCTGCAGCAAACGCTACATAGATTTCGTTAATATCAGCTTGAGTAAAGGACTTACCAACGCGATCAATAAAATCATTCATGGAAACACGACCCGACATCAGACGGTTCAGTTCCTCATAAACCTTAACAGCACGCAGGCTTGTCTTAATTTGGATGTCCTCGCCACCTTCGATCTTTTGACGGCGAACACCCTGGACACCCTCTGCAATATTTGCTACGGTAAACAGAGTGTTATCCTCAACATGGAAGACATCAGAATCACCCAGAGCCTTATTGCGATTTTCTACCAGAGACATGAACAACTCATTGCCGGTAAAGCCTTCTTCACTAACCTTCTGAATAATAACTTCAGTCAACGCGAAGAGATCAGCGCACTTGCCATCGCGGATATCACGAGGATCAAGATGGTCCTTGCCGTTGTTTGCCTCAATGAATGCCTGACGCAGAGTTTCCATATTGTCACGGACAGAGTAATTTCCAGCAGCAACCCCACGATAGGAGTCAACTGCGAGTTTAATAATATTGTTATCCATTATTGTAGTTCTCCTTCCTTATTAGCCAGCGGTTGCAACATCCATTACTGCAACGACCCAGTATGTATAACGACCTGCAATCTCCTTGGCGATAACCTTGCCAAAAGAAGTAGCCGAAGCAGAACTATTTCCAGTCATCTTAGTATTCTCAGCAGTGAATTCTACGAAATTACCGACCTCTGGCTCAGAAGTAAACGCATCAACAGTTACGCCAAAAACATCACCGTCATGCAGCTTATAAGCACGGATGGCAGTATCTGCAGCATTCTCCCACTCATCCTCATAATGAGCAACAGACTGGTCATAAAACAGAACAACACCTGCAGTAATATACAGATGAGATGGCTTGGAAGTAGAAGTAGGCGCTACGGCTTTGTAAATCTCACGCTCTCCTGCAAGCAGGGAGTCGATCACCACCAGATTGCCGTTATCGATAGCGGCAGGGGAACTAGATTTACAGAATTTAACCGACTTGAGCTGACCATAATCCTCAGTGCCAGCCATCAAATCAGTTCGAATAACAGCATGCTTTGCCATAAATAAACCTCCTAAAGTTTTTTAATGATTTTTTAGATATTTTTCTCGAAGGCCACCATACAACATGTTTGCCTCCGCTGCAGGAGCAGATTGCTGAACGCCAAACACTACAGTAGAATCATTCGACTGGAAAGTATTTGGCACATAGGAAAACTTCTTTTTCCCAATAATTGCAAAACACTTCTCTTCCAGCTCATTTGCCGAAATAGAAGTGTTACATTTCAAAGCCTCATATTCTTCAACACCGGAAAGTTCAGCGTCAAATTTCTTAATTACAGCATTTCTTTCCGATTCTTGAACTTCTTTATTTAGATTTTCATACTTTCCAGAAATCTCAGCATATTTCTCATTCAGCTCGGAATATTTTTCTTCCGAATAGGATAAAGAAGTCTTGGTTTCATTCAATTCATTTGACAAGGACATAATCTGCTTATCAGCGAAAGAATAAAATTCAACTAGGGGAGAAAAAGGATCATCTAAAGCCTCGCCCTCATAATGTGCATATGTAGTCTTCACTCTAGACTTAGAATCAAAATCCAAAGATACATAATCACCATCCATCACGAAGGGGATTGCATATTTTCTCCCATGGTCTTTGAGATCTTCAGCGATTACCTCATTTTCCTGCATTTCGACTAACCAATAACGGGAAAATTCCCATCCACATTCTGTGTTAATCTTTTCTCTAGAAAGCTCAATCGAAATCTCTCGAACTAATTCCAAAGTGTTTAAATTAAAGTCTTGAGGTTGAGGATCTACAGGCTCTTCACCAGAAGAACCACCTTCGTTGTTAGAAGCAGAAAACTGCTCAGCAAGTTTCGCCTCAAGATCTTCCTCCGAAAATTGCTCATAATCAAAATCGCAACTTTCAGGGGTCAAATTATATTTGTTAAGAATTTCAATTTTTGTCAACGGATATACCTCCTTACTGAATGTATTTACTCCATCAAAGCTATTTACAAATGCGTCGCGCATAGCAGACTTTAATTCTTCGAACTTTTCAACAAAGCAACTGGAAGAAAGGTCAATGCACGAATAAGTTTGAACTCTAGCAGATGGGAAGCAGGGCTCTACATGATGCTCCGGGTCATCCGACTTTCCCAAAAGGGTTAAACAAGAAAATTTAAAAGATTGAATATCGGAATACCGCTTATCTTGAGCATATTGGACTACCTCTAACGGTATAATCTCCATGCTTTGCCCAAAATAAATAGAGTCATCATAGGCTGCCTTCATCAGATCTCCGTATCGTCCTGTCCAAAGGACGATATCGCAAGTCAGATACGTAGAAACAGCTCCACTAGACTCTTCAACATCTTCATACCCAAAACTATTTGCTACAACCACTCCATACGGAACAGTAATATCACATAATTTCCCATTATCAATTTCCCGATCATGGCATCCAACATAATATTTGTCTTCATCTTCATCATAAAAGAGATTAGCAACAACCGGAGAGTAAGATAGGGTGGGGAGTGCAGCATCTACAGATTCTTTTGATATATATGTAAAATTACGATTTTTACCGATCGCCATTACATAACATTTGCAAATCGTAAATTGATCATTTACTTTATTAAATTCCACAGGATAAATCTGCATTTGATATTTAATTATTTCCATGCTCATCACCCCCTTTCTAGAACTTCAAGATTCAAAAGCATAATTTGTCATCTATATAATATTTTTCACTCGGGAACTCAAGCAGAACATTATGTGATTCAGCATCATCCAGAAGAACAAAACAATATACTTTAGATCTGCCTTGTTTCTCTGCGATATAGCCCCATCCATAAGAAACCATCTTATCTCTAATTTCTGGGTCTTTAGTTTTTAATATCTTCATAAACCACAATTCAACCATACTATCTTATGGTCGCAAACTCCTTCCATTCAACGATAGTAAACGTTACTGAATTATATCTTCTCTCTTGAATTTTCACCTTCGTCAGTGATAGGAACCCCTAACTCTTCTGCAGTTGGCCTACCGACTGATTCCTCTGATGTCTGCGTGTTTGAGCTAATCAAAGGTTTTTCATAAGAAGACATATTTAAAATTTCATTTTCGAGATAAGCCATAGATAAAACATTTGGCTGCTGAAATCCAGATGCAGCCATAATCGCATTTCTCACAGGTAGACCATATTGTCCATCTTTAACGAGCTGATCATGAACTTCTTTTTGGTTATACCGAGTGATATCCAGGAATTGGATTTGAAATTTTACAGTTCCTGATAATTGTTTTAATTTTCGGTTGATCCATCTTTGAATTTGTTCAAGAACAGAGAATACAATTGCCTGATCGCTTATAGTAGATAACCCTAAAGAAGTAGAACTTGGATCTTCTCCGCCGCCAAATAGGAGTTTATTTACACCAGCTTCTGACCAAAAAGAAGATTCTGCGCCAGTAACAAGGTCTGTGTCACTCATTGCTCCAGACTTTTCGAAATCTACCGAATCAATTTTCATAGGTGTTAATATCGCACCAATATTTTCTGGAAGGACGTTCGACATCTGAATATAAAAATCTTTCGCCATCTCATAATCAATTAAAAAATTCCCATCTTTATCAGTAGGGATCATGAGAGAGAGCATTTTATAATTTGATGTTTCACTTGCATTTTTGGTTATAGCTCTATAATCTTCAATGTCGGCTAGTGCCGAAAATAAACTAACAAACGGGGGAATCGGAATTACACTATCTTCGTTGATTTTAATACAAATAGACCTTTTGCTGCTTAATTCCTGCCACTGATACGAAGATCCTCCAGATTTATATTGATTGTACATCACTTCAAAGTCTGGGTAATAATTGGGAAGTTCGTCAGCATTGCTATCAAAATATG